TACGTCTGGGATCCTTCTGACGCAATCAACCTACACAGGCGAGCATTCCTCGGACGAATCCGAGCGTTATCAGCAATCGACCAGCCCTATGCCACACGTTACCAGACGGGCTACGAAATCAAGGAGCTATTATGAGTTCAGTTACTTTTCCAACCGCCATTGGGGGCGATGGCTCGACGGTCACAGATGACGATAACGCAACCACTGGCCTCCGTAACGGCGGTTGGCGTACTCGGTTCATTCCGTGCTTCACCAATCTAGTCAACATCGCTGATTACGTTGTCACCTACACGGCATCGACCACAGCATTTGCGACACCGCCGCCGATAGGATCAACGACTCCGAACACGGGCGCATTCACTCGCGTCACGGTCACAGGCTCGACGGCTCCGGCGAATGGGATGTATCTCCCTACGACGAATACTCTGGGTTGGAGTACTGGAAGTACGGAAAGGCTACGCCTCGACTCCTCCGGCAACCTTGGCTTGGGTGTTACGCCGAGTGCTTGGAGAACTGACGTTTCGTTCAAGGCGATACAGATGCCCGGTGGTACTTTTGCCGCTTACGTGGCTGGGGGTCTTGATCCGACTCCGAATATCGCGGCAAACGGATACGTTGATTCTGGCGGCACATGGAGATACATAAATTCAAGAGCGGCATCTTGGTACATCCAAAACGGGGGTATGCACGCTTGGTACAACGCCCCATCCGGCACAGCAGGAAACGCAATCTCCTTCACTCAGGCGATGACGCTGGATGCGAGTGGGAATTTGTTGGTTGGGACGACGAGCAATGTAACTGCTGGTGGGTTGATTATTTACCCTGCTGGAGGCGCTGCTGAGCAATGGATCGGCCATACAAACGGCACATCTAGCGGCGTTCCATATTCTGCTTTTTACTACAACGGTACACGGATTGGTTCAATCACCCAGAACGGCACAACAGGTGTTCTCTATAACATTACATCAGATCAACGCCTCAAGGAAAACATCGCAGACGCTCCCGGCGCACTAGATTCCGTCAATGCCATCAAGGTTCGTTCATTCGACTGGAAAGCAGATGGGTCACACGTTGACTATGGTTATATTGCCCAAGAGCTTTTAGAAGTTGTTCCAGAAGCTGTGAGCGCCCCTGCTGACCCAGAAGAAATGATGGGCGTTGATTTCGGTAAGCTCACCCCAAGGTTGGTCAAAGCCGTCCAAGAACTCTCTAGCCAAGTCTCCGACTTGAAAGCAGAACTCAACGAACTCAAAAAGAGGATTAACTAATGTCGAACACATACACTTGGACGATTTCTGCTCTTGACTGCATCCCTGATGTGGATGGAAAGACGGATTACGTTGTGACTTCTCACTGGTCCTGCACTGGCACGGATGGGACTTTCTCAGGTCAGGTTTACTCAACCGTTTCATTTGCGGTGAATGCAGACAAGCCCAACTACATCCCCTATGCAGACCTAACCGAAGCTGAAGTCATTCAGTGGACTCAGGATGCACTGGGTGCAGAACAGGTCGCGGCGATCTATGTTGGCATTGATACGCAGATCCAGAACCAGATTGATCCTCCGATTGTCACGCCGCCGCTTCCGTGGCAGACTCCTGTTTCCGAAAACTAACAGGAAAAAACTGTGGAAAACAAAATCACTCTGTCTCTGGATCTCGTCAATGCCATCATGGGTTTCCTTGGTAAGCAGCCGTATGAGCAGGTATTCCCGCTGATCAATGCCATCCAGAAGGAAGCCGAAGGGCAGGTCCCCCCGGCAGCAGAAGCTCCAGTAGAAGAGTAAAACCATGGGCTTCATCCTCAGTCAGAAATCGTTACGCCGCCTCGAAGGGGTCAATCCTGCACTGGTGCAGGTGGTCAAGCGTGCGATTCAAATCACGCCGATTGATTTCATCGTAGTGGAAGGTCTTCGAACCAAAGAGCGTCAAGCCTACCTCGTAGAGAAGGGCGCATCCAAAACCATGAATTCACGGCACCTGACTGGGGATGCAGTCGATCTGGCTCCTATTGTGGACAACAAAGTCTCATGGGACTGGAAGCATTACTACCCTCTGGCCGAAGCGGTGAAAGAAGCCGCGAAGCAACTCCGCACTGAAGTGCGGTGGGGAGGCACATGGAAGAATCTCTCGGAGACAGAGTTCAAAGATGGTAAAGTAGAGTTGTCCAAAACCTTTCCAGATGGACCACATTTCGAAATCGGGAGAAAATAATGACATTCCTTTCTTGGTTTTTAGATCGGCTTAAAGAACCAACCACCTATTTGGGGCTCACAGCCATGCTGTCTGCTGCGGGTTACGCACTTGATCCTGAGCTGGTCAAGCAGATTTCTGCGGCGGGTGTTGGTGTATCAGGTCTGATTCTGTTCGTTCTTCGCGAAAAGAAGTAAGCAAAAATGCTGGGGTTCTATCCTATTGCGGATGCGCCCCTAGCTTCGCTCGGGCAGATCAATGCTGAGGTAACACTCGCCTCACAAACCATCTCCCTGACGCTGAATAGCGTCACTCTATCTACGGGACAAACGATCCCGCTGGGTTCTCAAACCCTTCTCCTCACAGAGAACTCTGTACTTATCAGCGATGACGATGTCATCGAGGTCGCAGGTCAGCCTCTATTCCTGACCCTGAACGGGGTCACGCTGTCCACCGGGGTGGACGCTACGCTAGCTTCGCAAAGCCTAACGCTGACCGAGAACTCGGTCTCCATCGAGGTACAACCTCCGACCTTTGATAGCCAAACACTGTCTCTGACGCTGAATGGCGTGGCTCTGTCCACGAGCGTAAACGCGACGCTGGCTTCGCAGGTGCTTCTCCTCACGGAGAACTCAGTCACACTGAGTACGAACAACCAGATCGACCTGACTTCTCAGGTGCTGACATCGACACTGAACAGTGTCTCCCTTTCTCTTGGGGTCAATCTCACCGCAGCCTCGCAGAGCCTTTCTCTTACAGAGAATTCCGTATCGCTCATAACGGATGTCGTTCTTGTTGCGGGTTCTCAGACAATCTATACTACGCTCAATGAGTTGCGGCTTTGGAAGATCATTCCCACGGTACAGCCGGGCACCTGTCCTAATCACTGCGATGGGGTGTGGACTGAAATTGCGTATGACGAGCTGGTGTATGGAGATGATTTCGCGATTGCTACGCAGCCCTTGTGTGCATTGCCGCAGCCCCTGCCACCTATTCGTAAATTCCCCGGATCGGCTTGGGGTAATGTAACCACATCGACCAGCACAAGCTGGAAGAACGTACAGACCTAAGAGGCCACAATGTCTTCGACCTACAGTTCCAATCTCCGGCTTGAACTCATATCCTCGGGTGAACAGGCAAGCACTTGGGGTAACACGACCAATACCAACCTCGGTACGCTGATTGAAGAAGCTCTGACCGGCATTGTGGAGATTGATATCTCCGCGAGCAACAAGACGCTGACGGCCCTTAACGGTGCCTTTGACCAAGCCCGAGCGATGGTGATTGTAGCGACGGGTTCTGCGGGGGTAACGCGGAGTATCATTACTCCGGCCAATGTCTCCAAGGTTTATATCGTAGACAACTCAGCTTCTTCGGATATCGAGATTGTCACGGCGGCATCGGGTTCTCCTGTATCGGTGGCTATCCCTGCGGGTACCGCCAAGTTAGTCTATACGGACGGCACGGACTTTTTTGAGGGCAGCAACGCGGCAGATGCGTTTACAGCCAATACCATCACAGCCGACACCGTCACCATCTCAGGCACCCCCACCAATTCCACAGATGCCACCACAGTCGGTGCAGTCAATACGCTGCTTGGCAGCTATCTCCCCAAAGCGGGCGGGACAATGTCCGGTGCCATTAACATGGGCACGACGAATAAAATTACGAACATGGCTACGCCGACATCGAGCGCCGATGCGGCAACAAAGGCTTATGTAGACACCGTAGCGGGCGGCGCGGGAATTCCTTCTACGACGAAAATGCTGTTTGCGCAGGCTTCGCCTCCTGCGGGTTGGACTCAGGTGACAACTTATAATAACTATGCCATGCGCATCGTAAGCGGTGGCGGCGGGGGTACAGGGGGTTCGGTAGGGTTCACAACGGCTTTTGCTTCTCAAACGCCTTCAGGTTCAGTGAGTGTCTCGGGTACCGTAGGCGGTACCGCTTTGACAGAAGCTCAGCTTCCCTCCCACTCGCATAATGCGTTTGGTAATGGTTTTGTTTGTACAGGTAACTCTCCCGGCACCGTGCTGAATGCTGTAGGTAGCGGAGCAGCGTTCAACTATGTTTTAAATACGGGTAGTACGGGTAGCGGTCAAACACACACTCACGGGTTCACAGGATCAGGATCTTTCACAGGCTCAGCCATCAATCTTGCGGTACAGTATCTCGATATCATCATCGCCTCCAAGGATTAAGCATGGCACTTGAAGTTAAAACATTTTGCCCTCTCGGATCTAAATGCGAAGAAGCAAAGGATGGTGCTTTGCATCGCTGTGCGTGGTACACGCCGGTTCGAGGTTATGACATCAATACGGGAGAGATGCTCACCGAAGATCGGTGGGAGTGCGGTATGTTTTGGCTTCCTCGCCTGCTCGTAGAAAATTCCGGTATGCAGCGACAGACCAGCGCGAACATTGCTGATTTCAAGAATGAGATGGTCAAGGCCAATACCGTGAGCCAGCAGGTGCTTCTAGCAACTGTGAAAGAAGTCCACCCCGAGATCAAGGTGCTTGAGGTGAAACCATGACCGAACCAGTCCTTCAAAAAATTCAGATGCGCCCCGGTGTCTCGCGGGAAAGCACAGATTTGGCTAACGAAGGGGGCTGGTACTCATGTAACTTGGTGCGCTTCCGCTCGGGTTCACCTGAAATTGTTGGTGGTTGGGTCATCAATGGGTCTGGGTATTTTCTGGGCACCTGCCGTAACCTGATTGAATGGGTCTCGCTGTCGGGATATTTCATTCTTGGAATTGGTACAAACCTCAAGTACTACGTTCAGGTCGGTGGCAGCTACTATGACATCACGCCGATTCGGTTGGACTCCACCCTCCCTACCGATCCTGTCTACCCTATCTATGGGTCTTTGGCGGCGACGATCAGCGACACAGCAACGTCTATCACGGTGTCTTCCGGTACGGCGTTTACTCGCGCAGCGCCTTATGTCATTACGATTGGATCTGAAGATATCTACGTTGCTACGGCCTCCGGCACGACGCTCTCCGGCTGCATTCGAGGCTACAACAACACGACACCTGCTACGCATACGTCGTCAACCACGATCACCAGTACCTACGTAGCAATCAACAGCGTATCGAATGGTGCAGGACCCGGTGACTATGTCACCCTTGAAGATTTGACGGCCTTCGGTCCCTATACTGCCGCAGAGCTCAATACAGAATTCCAAGTTGTCGGCGTTGCGACCAACTATATTGCCGTTGATACAGGGGTTCAATCGACTTCAACCACCGCGGGTGGGGGTAATGCTCCGGCACATGCGTTCTTCCAGCTCACTATCGGCGGTGACGTTAACATCTTCGGTAATGGTTGGGGTGTAGGGACATGGGTAAGTCAAGCTACAGGTGCAGGTCTTACGACCACAACGGCGGATATCAATAGTTCGGCAACAACCATTCCGGTTACGGATGCGAGCGCCTTTGCAGCTTCTGGGTACGTCTATATCGAAGCAGAGTGGATTCAATACTCAGGCAAGACAGGCACCAGCTTGACGGGGTGCACTCGTGGGTTTGGCGATACGATGGCGACGGATCATTTGTCTGGGCGCGACGTCACAGGTCTTCAGTACAGCGTTGCCAATGCCAGAGGATGGAACACAGGTATTACGCTCTCCGATACGGTACAGGGCTTCCGCGAGTATCTGCGTCTTTGGAGTTCTGACAACTACGGTCAGATGCTGGTGTTCAACCCGGATGGCGGCGGCGTTTATTATTGGGACCCCGGTACCAGTCTTTCAGGTGGCGGTCAGGTTACAGCCCGTGCTTTGGATTTGCTGGATTACCCCGGTGCGGATGGCTATGCACCTTATGTTGCGTCAAATGTTCTGGTCACGGAAGAACGGCATATTGTGGCCTTTGGTACCAACGACTGGTTGGCTACGTCGCCAACACAGCAAGACCCCATGTTTATTTCATGGTGCAGTCAGGAAGATCCGGCCACATGGTTACCTTCTGCAACGAACACGGCGGGTAGCTACAGACTCTCTTCAGGCAGCTCGATCATCACGGTAGAGGCCACACGGCAGGAATATCTGATCTGGACGGATTCTTCGCTGTACTCCATGCGGTATCTGGGGCCGCCTTACGTCTTTGGGTTTACGCCTCTGGCGACGGACATCACGATCTCCTCTGCCAACTCGGTGGTCACGGCGAACAACATCACCTACTGGATGGGGCAGGACAAGTTCTATGCGTACTCTGGGCGTGTGGATACACTGCCTTGCTCGCTTCGTCAGTACATTTTCGACGATATCAACACCGAGCAGCTTCAGCAGATTTATGCTGGGCAGAATGAAAAGTACAACGAGGTCTGGTGGTACTACCCGTCGTCCGGGTCTACGTACAATGATCGCTACGTGGTCTACAACTATCTGGAAAAGCTCTGGTATTACGGGCAGCTTCTACGCTCTGCGTGGATGGGGTCTCATATTCAGGGCGTGCCGATTGCCGCATACAACCGCGCAGCGGTGCTTGAAGTCACCGGGGTTTCCTCTACGGGGGCCATTACGGGTGTCGATATCATCGACGGTGGGCAGTACACGAAAGCACCTTCCTCTTCTTCAGTCATCGCTGTAGGCGGTTCGGGAGCCAACTGCTCATTTGTTGTGGCTTTGAACAATGATGGTGAGATCACCAGTGTCACGATTTCTCAGCCGGGGATCAACTACACACTGGGCGATACGCTGACGATCATTGGCGGGCAGGGTGCGGGGAACATTCTCTATCACGAGACGGGGCTGAACGATGCGGCGGTGAACCCACCGATCCCGATGAATGCCTACATTGAAAGCGCCGACTTTGACTTGGGCGAAGGCAACAGCCTTGCGTTTGTGACGCGCATTATTCCTGACGTAGACTTCATTGGTTCGATTGTCCCGGCACCGTATGTGACGATGACGATTTCAGGGCGTGATTATCCGGGTCAAGGCAATTTCCGCACATCCGATTCCGAGGTTGTCGCAAGCTCCGAGGTCACTACGCAGGTCTATAATTACACGAATCAGGCGTGGATCAGGCTTAGAGCAAGGCAGGTAGCATTCCGTATCGGGAGTAATGATCTCGATGTCAAATGGCAGCTCGGCGTGCCGCGCCTGCGTATACAGCCCGACGGGCGGAGAGGCTAATGGCTAATAGGAACAATGTCCCAGATCCCGTCCTTTCGCTGGCCCCGCTAGAGTATGATGTTCAATACCTGAATATGATCGTGCGGCAGTTGAATTACTATATGCAGCAGCACGCGAATCCGGGGGCCATTGCGGGAGCTACTTTGACACTCTCTGATCTCCCCACTTCGGCAACGGGGTTGCCATCAGGCTCTGTCTGGCGCGATGCTGGCGCAGGCAACGTACTTAAAATCGTACCGTAGGATAAAGACATGTACGGACTCGAAGGCATCTTAGGCAATCTGGTTACCAGCGTAGCAACACCAGCCGTAGGCGGGATCATGGGAGACATCGCAAGCAGTGCGGTGGAAGACCAACTCCTCAAGGAAATTACGCAGACTACAGTCGGTGCTTTATCTGGCGCGGCAGTGGGCGCAGGTCTTGGTGCTTTGACGGGTGGTAAATCCGGTGCGCTTAGCGGCGCATTGACGGGTGGGGTTGGTGGTGGCGTCGGCGGTTATAACGCCCCTCAGATTTCTCAGATGTTCGGAATGAATCAAAGCGCCGGAGCTCCGCAGGGTGGACAGATAGCGGCTCCGCCGCCCGTTGCTATGGATTATAATCTGTCATCTTATGCTGCTAAACCTATTCCGGGAATTGGCGCGGCATCTATTCAGCAGGTGCCAAATATTCAACAACCTGCAGCTCAACCCATTTCTCCTACCCCACCTCCGCCGCAATCCTCCGGCTTCAAGGACTACACCCAGTTCCTCAAGGAAAACTACGAACCGCTTGCAGGTGGATTCTTCTTAGGATCAGCGTATGGCGCCAATCAGGACACACAAGATCAAGGACAACAGCGTCAACAACAGCAGGTCCTTAAAAATATGATGGACGCTCAGAACGCTCGTCGCTTTAGTCGCTCTGCTTGGGGTTACGCTGACGGCGGTCCTGTTGAAGTGGGTTTGGCTAATCCTCAGATCAGCGTGCATTTCCCTGCATGGGCTCAAGAACAGATTCAAAGAGAAGGCGGTCTCGCCGCACTTCAACCGGGGATTAAGCAGGGGATGGCGCAGGGGGGCTATATCAACCTCCAACCGATGGGTGAAACGATGCACCCGCAGGGTCTTATCCCAAAGGCGCAGCCTTACGCTGCAGCAACACCGCAACGGCGGGAAGTCGTACAGGACTACGGTGATACCTATGCTCGCGGTGGGTTGATTGATGGTCCCGGTGACGGTCAAAGTGACGATATCCCCGCCAACATTTCAGGTAAAGAAGAAGTCAGAGTTGCTGATGGGGAGTACGTCATTCCTAAAGAGATCGCTGCTAAGTACGGTCCAGATAAGCTAAAGCGTATGATGACTAAAGTCCGAGCTGCAGCTCATGCCAAAAAAGGCAAGCAGATCGTGCAGGGTGCCGCGCAAAGGGAATTCATCAAAACGCTATCAGGAGTCAAAGCGTGAACGATCTCGTCAGGGGTGCGCATATCGCCAAGCTCAAGCAGAGCATGGAGAGCTCGATTAACTCAGGAGAGTTAGAACAGGTTGAGTTCCCCTTGGAGCATTACTTCACACCCACGCAGTACGCTCGTCGTATTTTTGTTCAAGCAGGGGCTACGGTGGTTACCGCGGTGCATAAATCCGAGCACGTTACGGTTGCTCTTAAAGGCCACTGCGTTGTCGTAGACGAGTTAGGGGATCGGCACGATGTCATGGCCCCTTCAGTATTCATTACAAAACCCGGAACACAACGCGCAGTCTATGCGGTTACCGATACGGAATGGCTTACGGTGCATACCTACGAGGATGAGGATAAGTCCTTGGAAACCGTAAGAAAAGCGTTGGTTTGTGATAGTATGCAGCAGTATGAAAACTTGTTGGAGGCTGTATGAGCTTCGCAATTCTTGGCGCAATAGGTTCCGCTATCGGAACGGGGTTGGGGGCTGTTAGTGGCGGCATCGCTGCGGGGGCTACCGCTCTGGGCGCTTCGACGGGTGTTGCTAGTGCGCTTGGGACTATTGGTACTGGGGCGCTTGTAGGTTCTGGGTTAGGCGCTGCGGGTTCCGCCGCTATGGGTAGTGATCCCGGTAAAGGTGCTATGTTTGGAGCACTGGGTGGTGGTCTGACTGGGGGCCTTGGGTCTTTAGCAGGTGCAGGTACTGGTACAGCAGCATCTACGGGTACAGCCGTACTTGATCCTATGTTTGGTATAGCCCCTACGGCGGCTACGGGTGGTCTTGGATCTACGTTGGGTACTGTAGGAACGGAAGTAGCGAAAGCGGCTGTAGCTCCGGCTATTCAAGGTATTGGTGGCATGATGGGTTCTGGGTATTCTGCCCCTTCTGCTACAGACACGGCACTTAGAACTCAACAGGAAGCAAAGCAAGCCAAAGAACTCGGCTCTCAAACTTGGGGTCTAGCGGCGGGTGGCAGTGTAGATCTGCACGATGGGGATTTCATTCTCCCTGCGGATATTGTCAGTGCAATGGGTAATGGTTCGACCAAGGCGGGGGCGCAGTTCCTCGATGAGTTCTTTGGCGTTTCATGATTGTCCAAGAGGTACCGTTACAATACGTCAATATGGTCTGGCCCTCGGTTGAGGGCTTTATCGCATCTGCGATTCCGCATAGTGGCGGAGACATAACGCTCGAAGAGACCAAGTCGTATTGTGTTAATGGCGTTTGGAAGCTCTTGGTAGTGGTGGATGAGGACAATGCGGTGCATGGAGCGGTGACTCTGCACTTCTTCAATCGCATCAATCATCGCGTGGCATTTATCACAACCATTGGCGGTAAGGGTATACTTACCCCAGAAAATTTTTCGCAGTTTAGCGATATCCTCCGTAGTAACGGGGCTACCTGTATGGAAGGCTCAGTACGCGATTCGCTAGTGCGCATGGCGGCACGATTTGGTGCCATTAAAAAGTCAAACACCATTCAGTTAGAGATTTAAGAGGGTATCGTTATGGGCGGTCAAGCAGCAGCTCTTTCTCCTTATCAAGAAGTTAAGTCATCAACGGAGTTAAAGCCCAAGTACGAAGCGCTGTTGGGGTTTAACAAAGACTCCTCCGAGTACTCTCCTTTTCAGGCGCTCTCTCGTCAGGCAGGGGCTCAGGCCAAAATGATTGAGGGGATGACTACTCGTCCTTCATGGTCTTCAATGTACGAAGCGTTTGGCGTACCGCAGGGGCAGGACCTGACACCCTATATTCAAGCAATGCGGCAGGGTACTTCGATGCCGATGGCGCCTATCCCCAGATCACCTGAAGCGGGGACGATTCCTGAATATACCAACCCTTCAGATACGGGCAAGGAGCCTAAGAAGGGAGCCGCGCAGGGTGGGCTGATGAGCCTTGCTAAACCTCGTGGGTATGCGGAAGCCGGAAAGGTCAAAGCGCTGACATCTCAGCAGCAGCGGTATGTCAAGAACATCAGCCAAGCCATTCAGGATGGGAAAGTCACGCAGAAGCAGATTGATCGTCTGAATACGATTGAAAAGAACTCAGGGCTTAACGTCTCTCCTTATTCTGATACCGGCACCGGCACGCCTAAGAATCCAACGATTGCCAATCTGGTGAGCAAGACCGCGGACACCTATAAAAAGCAGCAGGCAGATAAAGCCGCGCCACCCGCAGTGCCGTTGTCTCAGGCAATGACCCAAGAGGTTCCATTTTTCGCTGGCGAAGAAGCGGCCAAGAAAGATCAACTTTATGGGGGTATTACCAATCCCATTTATCAGCAAGCACTAGACCAGCTCCGTGCCGCAAGCAAAGCCCCAGAGACCATCGGAGAAGGCGCGGGCATCATGTCTTCCGCTGCCAGCAGGCTAATGGATCAGGCGGGGTACACACCACAGCAGGTAACCGCTCAAAACGTAGAAGCTGCCAATATCGCTCGCGGTAGCATTCGGGATGTTCAGGCACAACAGGCACAAGTAGAAAGAATGCAGGCAGCAATGATGCAGGCACCTACCGAAGCCAACGTGCGGAACTACGAAGCGGCGCAGGCGCAGCTCAACCAGATGCAGGGGCCAAAGTCTTGGACGGATCAGGGCACTGCGGCTCAGTACATGAGCCCGTATATGCAGAATGTCGTAGACATCCAAAAGCGTGAAGCCAACCGAGATTTTGCTAAGCAGATGGCGCGTCTTGATGCACAGGCGGTTGGAGCAGGTGCTTATGGCGGATCTCGCAATGCTTTGGAACGCTCTGAAGCGCGCAGGGCTCAGGCTCAGCGTTTGGGAGATATCGAGGCTCAGGGTCTCCAGCAAGCCTACCAGTCTGGCATGGGGCAGTTCTCTGCTGAGCAGGGTCTGGGTCTTCAAGCAGGGCAGGCTAATCTTTCGGCAGCGCAGCAGACGGCTATGGCTAACCAGCAGGCCCTCAACCAACAGCGTAGTCAGTATGTGAACAACGCGCTCCAAGCGGCAATGCAGTCGTATGGTGGGCAGCTCACTGCCGCACAGCAGAATCAGGTGGCCCAAAATGCAGAGTCCCAGTTCAACGCTCAGTCGCAGAACACGGCATATAACAATTATGTCGCCCAGCAGCTTGCGGCTCAACAGGGCAATCAACAAGTAGACTACAACACAGCGATGCAGAACGCGCAGCTTGCGCAGCAAGCGGCCTTAGCCAACCAGCAGGCAAATCTGCAGGCGGGCATTCAGAATCAACAAGCGGGCCTTACGGGTCAGGGTCTTAATCTGCAGGCGCTTAATCAGGCAGGGCAGATGGGTCAGGGTCTTGGTGGTCTGGGTGTCAGTACTTGGGGTGCTCAGCAGAACATTCCTCAGCTTTGGGGCGCAGCGGGGCAGACGGTGCAGAACATTGCCCAACAGGCGGCTAATGCCAAACAGCAGACAGGTATGAATTGGTGGGGTGGTATGGGCAATGCTTATCAAGGACCGACTAACCTGATCATGGGAGCGGCGGGACAGCAGGGCACGCAAACAACGAACAGACTTCCGGGCTAAGAGGGTATCGACATGATGGACCAGAACAAACCCGCACGGTTTCTTGATACCGCTTACAACGCGCTGAAGGCTAACCCCAATGCGACGAATCAGATCCTCCAAGCAGCAGCTCAGGGTCAACCTGTAGGTCTTAGGGGTCTAGCGGCGGCAGCGGCTCAGCAGAGTCAGCAGGAAGCACAGAAAGCCATGACTGCACTGCAGCAGCAGGGGCCTCAGCCTAACATCATTCAGAAGATGGCATCTCAAGGAATCATGAGTCAGATGGATACGGGCCTTCCTATGGCTCCCCAGATGGGCGCTCCTGAAGAGATGCCGCAGCAGATGATGGCGGGCGGTGGTCTTGTATCTTTTGCCGATGGTGGTAACGTCCTCCCTCCCGATGTAATCGAAGCAATCCAAAGTCACTTTGCTGATGGCGGTGAGGTGCGCGGGTTTTCTAAAGGGAAGGACATCATGTCTCTCATGCTCGGAGCGGCTGAAGATCTTCCTTATGGCGAGATGGGTTCATTTATTGAAGGTCCCGGTGCTACGCCTCGTGCTATGCCTACGGACTATGGCCCTATGGGTTCGTTTATTGAAGGTGCACCGCGTGAAGCGCCATCTAAGATGGACTTGCTCAAGAAGTTTTTGGGTAAAGAAATTTCCCCAGCCGAGCTAGAAGCGGGTATTGCATCTAAGCTAAAAGGAGGTGTAGGTAAAGTAGTAGATCCGTTACTCAAATATGGTAAGACGGCAGGGTCATTGTTTAGAGCGGCTAACCCGATTATGTATGCGTCGACCTTGTATGAAGTAGGCGACATCATTGCTGATCCAAAAAATCAAGCGGCGTTCTCAGAAGACTGGCAGCGAGAGATGCCGACATGGTTGGGTGGCAGCGGCGAGCAGGCTGGAGAAACCACAGGTGCTATTGATTACGATCTAAGTAAGGCGGCTCCCAAAAAAGAATCTGCGGTTGAGAAAGCGGTTAGAACTTCCTTTGAGAACCCCGAAAAATCTACTTGGAAACCCAAATCCCACGATAAGACTGAAGTTAAGGCTAGCACACGAGTTCTCGACGAAGGCACCAATCTATATAAACCCTTCAAAGAAGCTAAGACGGATGTCCCTTCTGCTGCAGTCACACCGGATTCAGAAGCGCAAGGTCTGGGTGGTCTGGACCAAGGCAAAGAAATGGTTGATTACATCAAGAGCCTGTATGGCGAGAAGAAGATGGACCCTGAGATTGCCAAGAAGTTGGCAGATCTCGAAAGCAACGCGCGTACTTCTACGATCCTGCAGTCTGTGCTTGGTGGCCTTGCTGGTGGTCTGAGCAACCCTTATGGTGGTCGATTCGCATTAGGTTCGGCGGCGCTACAAGCGCTGGGTGGCTATCAGAAAGGCATTGGCTCCGAAGAAGATATCCAACGCAAAGCGCTTGATATTGAGCGTGCATACGCTGACCAGCCTGCTGACCTACAGCGCACTGCGGCTAAGGAGTACTTCGATCTTATGAGAGACAAGGCCAAGCTGCTTAGTGCTGAGCGCGTAGCCGGGGAGCGTTCTGAAAGTGCACTAGATCGACTACTCCGTTCGGAAGAAGGCAAGCTCCTACGTTCTCAGATCATGTCTGGGCAGAAAGGTGATGTAACTGAAGGGCAGAAGCTGACGGCTTGGAATCAGGCTAGAGAGCAAGCCGCGAAGGAGATCAAGGATGAATACATTGGTGCTACACCTCCAGAAGGAGAACTTGAACGCAGAACGCAAAAGCATTACTTAGCGGCGCTCAATAGCATCGTTGCCGCTACAGGAGGTGGGTTAGGCGCAGGTCAAGCACAGCAACAGCAGTCTGGACTAGGTGGTGGTGCTACCCCTACAGGTCGATCTATCATAGGTGGTAAACTTACGGGGTCTTCACCACAGTAATAGGGCTAGTCAATGAGCCAGCGTAATCCGCTCGATTTCCTTTTCGATACTTCCGTTGGTTCAGGCAGCTCTAAGCTCGATGAGCTGCTTGGCATTAGGCCGATCACTGAAGAAGAGCGGGCAGCGAACCGAGCGCGTTTAGCTGAGCTTGAAAGCCCAGTGCGTGGAGAAGCGCTCCCTACAGGCTCGATACCACAACTATCTAAAGATGCTAAGGAAAGAGCGGCTCAGCTTGCTCCTATCTATAAAGAAGTGAGTGCTATGTACGGCGTGCCGTACGATCTGCTCATGGCACAGGCCCATCAGGAGTCTGGATTCAATCCTGCCGCGATCTCTCCTAAAGGGGCTGTGGGTACGGCTCAGTTCATGCCTGCTACGGCAAAGCGTTTTGGTCTTACCAACCCAAGTGATCCTGTTGCCTCTGCTCATGCACAGGCTAAATACATGCGTAGCCTCCTTGATATGTTTGGGGGTGATCCATCTCTGGCCCTTGCTGGGTACAACGCAGGTGAAGGCAATGTTAAGAAGTATGGGGGTATTCCACGCTTCGAGGAAACGCAGAAGTATGTAGCCCGAGTCAATCAGCTTCGTGGGTTATATGGGGAACAAGGTGCAGCTCCAGAAGGAATGCTGGACGTTTCGAATCCTAACTCCCCCGCTGCGCAATACCTTGCCCCATCGGCACAGCCTGCACAACCTGCTATGGTGCCTGTGCTTCTCTCTACGGGTGAGACGATCAATGTCGATCCTAACCATACGCTCGATGATGTAGCACGTATTCTGAAGGATAACGGCGAAGATGCCATTCCTATGCGTGGTTTCCAAACGGTTCAGGGTGAAGTTATAAACGTCCCCTATACGATGGGTGATGAAGACATCATGCACACGCTTCGTCGTGATGCACCTGAACTGACTGTCGCTAAGGGTGAGCCTGTACCGGACTACACAAGCCTCGGCGCTGCTGGCAAGCAAGCGCTTAAGAGTTCTCTGGGTCAATTAGGTCTGGGCGGCGCTGAACTTGCTAAAGCCGTAGGCGCTGAAGGAATCGCAAAGACTGCTGAAGAATGGGCGCGACAGAAGCAGAAGGAAGCCGCAGGTGCCTTTGAAATGCCTACTGAAGAACAGGCGGGTGTTATCAAGCGCAAGGTCGGTATTCCTCTCGTGCAAGCAGGTGCTGGAATTGTTCCTATCCTTCCTGCTATGGCTGTTCCGGGTGTTGGTGGTCTTGCTACCGCCGCTGGGCTTATGGGTACGCAGGAGCTTGGTGCACTGAAAGAACGTGCTGAAGCTGAAGGTAAAGACTTCAAACTAGGCGAAGCCGCGCCATATGCTGCCGCAGCAGGGGCCGTTAATCTTCTACCGTGGGGACGCATTGCGCCTTTGTTCCGCGCCGCTAGCGAAGACGCTATCTTAGGTTCGCGTGAAGCAATTCAGGCTATGGTTGCGAAGGAAGGTGTTGAAGCAACGCAGCAGAAGATTGGCGGTTACGTTAGTAACGCTCTTAAGAATGCAGGGCTTGCCGAAGCTGCTGGCGCCTCTGCTGATATTGCGACTTCTGTACTTGAACGGTCTTATACGGACAAACCTCTCTGGGATAAGGGTGCGTTTGAAGAATACAAGGATACGTTAGCCCAAGGCGCTCCGTTCTATGCAATCACTGGCGCAGGTGCGGGTCTTGCTGGTCGCCATATGAAGGCGACTGAACTTGAGAAGATTAAAGAACAGGAAGCGGCTAAGACACAGATCGGTACGCAGAAACTTAGGGCATCGGAAGAAGATGAAGGAGTAGAAGTCCCTGAAGGTGCGCCAGAAGTGGCTCGTCCTAAGCTCCCGTTTGAAATCCCCGAAGAGCTGCAGAGCTTGCCGCTCCGTGACGCGTTGAATGTTATGGAGTCCCGCGGCGACTTACCGCCGATGGCTCGTGATTATCTAAAGATGGAGGTCGAACCGTATGCCAGCAAAATCCAAGGCCCAGAACCGACTGATGCAGGCGGTGGCGAACGACCCAAAGGTGGCGAAGAAATTGGGTATCCCACAGAAGGTGGGGAAGGAGTACGCGTCAGCGACCAAATCAGTAAAGAGCCTACCGCAGAAGGTAAAGTCCAAGAAACGGTAACACCAGCAGCTCCGCTTAAAGAACCCCTGCTCTTCACATGGGCTAAGGGTCAGTATGGCGTTCTTGATGAAGAAGCTATCCATAGAAAAGCGCTAGAAAAAGGCCCCGTTCCTATCGACTCTGGAGGCGGCATGTCTCGTGAGTACGAAGCCGCCTTTGGTAAGCACTTCCATCAGAAAGCGCAGGAATACTTTGCTCCGGGTGGTGGCTACGAACAAGGCAATCGCTTCCGTGTAAATACGCGTAGAGGTTCCTACATCTTTAAGACGCTTGATGATGCCAAAGACTTTGCTGAAAAGTATGGCATGAAGAAGGGCACGCGTAGAACTCTGGATGAGTACACGCCCGTAGACGTAGCTGTTCAAGCGCAGGAAGGGGTGGGCGTACCGCAGGCTATTGAAGCTCCACAAGTGCAAACCGCTGTCGTCAGAAATCCAGATCAAGGCGCACTGCCTTTAGACATAGCCAAGTTCTCTGACGTTAAGACAGGAAAGGATCTGCTTGAGCGCTATACACAGCATGGAACTCATAAGGAATTGGGTGATCTTGCGCATCAGCTTCTTCAATCTCCCTATGCAAAGGACGTTGGCGTTTCTTTCGTTAAGACGGGGGACACACTCTCTTCAGATATCGTTCACGCATTCCGTACAGCTAACGGTGTAACAGAAACAGGCCCTACTGGATCTAACGTTTTTTTCAGAAGCGACAACCCAGATGCGTTCACTGAGCATGTCCTTACTCACGAGATGGTGCATGGGCTAACCACAGGATCTATTGCGCGTAACCCGGCAGTCAAAGGTCAGCTCGATCTAATGTCTTCCAAGATCAACGGTGCCCTTGATAACGCGGCGCGGCATCCTTCCGCAACGCCTGACTCTAAAAATGTGGCCGAGTTCTGGTCGCGTAATGTCAATAGAGATCCGGGCGAGCTGCTTGCTTACGGTTTGACTTCTCCAACATTCCGGCAAGTGCTCAGTGAATATACTGCGGATGGAAAGCGAATCACTGAAGCAGAGAAAAAGAACAGAGAGTTTGAAGCATCTCGTCGTATGGGACGGGAGCCGACGCGCCCGCAAGCGCCTACGCTGTGGAATAAATTCACGGACTTCATGCGCAAGCTATTTGGTATTCCAGAGAAGAACAGAATAGCTTTTGAAAAGGCGCTTGGTGATTACCATCAGCGCGTTGCTGATCGTAAGGCAAGGATTGAAGAACTCGCTCAAATGAAACCTGCTCTGGCAGAGCTTGAAACAGCACTGCAGTCATTGCTTAAAACTACGGAAGCGGAAGGCATTGGCCTTCCTAGCAAGAAAGCTAGCCCGCAGATCGCTAAGCAGATTGCCGACGATGAAGAGATAGCTCGTGAAGTGCACAAAGAACAGCCCGATGAAATTGGGTTGGCAGGTGAGCTGAGGGAGCGTAGCTTTTCTCAAAAGTTTGCAGACGGAGCGCGTGACATATTCAAAGAAGGGCGCAGAACCTCCTTCACCAGTGAATGGTTGGATATGTACGATGATCTGGGTAAAGCCACTAAAGATCGCCCCATGATGGTAGACGGCAAAGCCGCTGTTGATATGGTGGCAAGTGCTTATGCGCAAGCAGGGAACCTGCTGACCGACGCCGTACATAATGGTTCTATCATGCCTAACGGTGACGGAACCTACCGCGTACAGAAAAACCCGAATGTGGCTCTTGAGCGTATCTACCGCGATATTACTGAAGCAGGTAAAGCAGAAAAGTTTAACAACATGCTCGTCGGTCTGGTTGCTCGCACCATCCGTGCAGAAGATCAGAAGAAAAAGGACACCGCTGCTAACTACGAAGTGATGGCAGATGATCTGCGCGCCGCAGCTCGACGCACGAAAGATGCAAAGAAAAAGGCAAGTTTCATAGAGACGGCTGAGTCCCTTGAAGGTAAAGCAGAGGAAATTACTAAGCTGTTTCAGAATCAGTACGAGAGCCGCACATGGGCTACTGATGAACAAGTGAAAATGGCTGAGGCTTTGGAAGCCTCTGATCCACAGCTTGCCAACGAAGCGCAAAACGTCTACAGCCTGCTGAGAACGTGCGTCGATAACCTTGAGTCTAGCGGTGTAATCAATAAGGAGTTCGCTGACTTCTGCCGTACGCGTCCGAACTATATCCCGCTGTACAAGAATATGGAGAATGAACTCCAGAAAGACTTCGACAGTATGCTCTACGATCCTACGAACCATGCACTAGTCGATGCGTTCCGTAGCAGTATGCGTAGCACTAAGCGTCAGCCGGGTATCAAGCAGCAGAAGCGCCACTTCCATGAAGTCATGGTTGAAGCCAACCTACTCAAGCATCTGGCTATGACCACCATGATGTCGATGCGCAACGATCTCAACAAAGCCTTTGCTGAACAGTTATCTGTTGCAGGGTCAGCGGAACGTGTGAAGCATAAGGAGCAGGCTGATCTCACGGTCATGGAGAATGGTGAGCCCCAGTACTACAAGGTCTACGACAAGCAGGCATTGTTTGCTCTCATGGGTGCACAGCCTCTGGTCAATCCGATCTTCCGTCAGCTCAAGAAAGTTTCGAACCTTGTGCGCGGTGTGATGGTTATGAATCCTCTGTTCTGGTTCAGGCAGTTGGTGCGCGAACCGTTGACTGCCAGCGCCGTTGCTCGTGTGGGTATGGTCACTCCGTTCGATACGATGAAAGAGCTCACCAAGATCATGGCGAACAAGTCAGAGTGGTATGAGAAGCTCCAGCGTAGAGGTATCGTAGCTGCACAGGATGTAATCACTGATCCCGTTGAGTTCTCCAAGTACGTCAGCAAGGACAAAGGTTGGGTGATCAAAGGCGTCGATCAGGTTAAGAAAATTCACGAAGCAGTGGACGGTGCCACACGCGCCGTCGTTGCTGACAAGGCATACAAGCAAGCTATTAGTGAAGGGTTCAGTCCTAAAGATGCCGAGAACATTGCGGCAATCAAGGCCCGAGAGATCATCAACTTTGCGCGTCAGGGACGTTCTGAGTTGGCTCGCACCATGCGAGCTGTGACTCCATTCTTTGGCGCCGCGCTGAACGGTCTGCATGTTGCTGCTAAAGCTATGGCTCCTGAGAAGATCGGGCGTCTGTCTAAGGCAGAGGCGATGGAACAACGGCGTATTTTCTACACTCGTGCTGCTCTGGTTGCGATGTATACGTCAGCCTATGCTATGGCAATGTCTGATGACGAGGATTATCTGAAGGCTACGGATCGCGCTTCGAATTGGTTAATACCCACTGGAGATAAGGACCAGCCGTTCATTAAAGAACCGATCCAGTTTGAATTAGGTGCACTGCTCAAGACGATTCCAGAAGCTATCACTCTGGCGAACATGGGTGTCATTAGCACCAAGAGAGCGGCCAAGGAAGTCGGTAAGACGGTGATGGATACGGTGATTCCTCCGTTCCCTATGATCTATGCTGTAAAACCTTTGGCAGAAGCGGCGATGAACTTCGACTTCCACAACTGGGCGCCGATTGAAAGCCGTGGAGATTCAGAGAAGCTCCCTTACTTGCGTGACCGCAGGGCAGGAGAACTGATGAAGGACGTAGCGAAAGAGCTGCACGGTATGGGTATTGATGCAGAGGTGCTGTCTCCAGATCGTATGGAGCGCGTGATGGAAGGGTACTTTGGGCAGGTGTGGGGCTTGGCTAGGGTTGCATCTGATTATGCTCTCTACAATGGGCCAGAAAAGCCGGAGAAGATTCTTGCGGATCAGCCTTTCTTTAAGGGCGTGCTAGTGAAGGGTGCCAAGGATAAGGCAGTGGAAGACTTCTACGATGTATACGAAGAGGTCAAACAGTTTGCAGCTACGGAAAGCGCTGCACGGACCAAGGGCAATACGCAGTTGATGCAGACGCTCAAGGATGACCCGAAGTTTAAGGATCTAATGCGCTCCAAGGAAGCTCTGAAAGAGAACATGGATACCATGAATGAACTCTCTGCCAACATCGAGCGCGTTACGAACCGCACGGACCTAGACCCTCGGGTTAAGAAGCAGCGGATAGATAAGCTAACTGAGGACAGGAATCGCGTAGCTGCTAAAGGCGTGCGCCTCGCTAGACAGTACGGGTTTGAGATATAAAAAAGGCCCCGGTAGGAGAGAAGCCGGGGCAGCACTATGGGGAGATGAATGAACGAAGTTAGACTTTACCAGCTAATCGGGGCTTGTCAACTTCGCCGTATTAAAGCGATAGGTCCTGACAGGTGCCGTGTTGTAGGCGCTGGTGTCGTAGCCAAGATTGAAAAACTCTTCCTTATCGAGCACGCCTTTGCTCTTCAATGCTTCCACCACCTGATGGCTGGGAACGCGATTCAGACGTAACCACTTCTCAAAGTCAGCCACTGCCAAGTACAGGCGTTTGGTCTTCACTTCGTGGCGCCCTTTCAGAGCACCAATGACAGGTTTTAAAGACTGCTGGTTCAGCAGGTTCTCGTCCGTCTCTGTTTCACCGCTCTGCACAACAAGGATCTGCGCAATCGTCTGGTTCCAATACTCACTAATGACCGCCTCGTAGTTTGCTTCGTCTGAGATAGTGACCGCTTTCTTGAGCACAACTCGCGTATCGTCCAGTAGCCCAGAGGCCCATTTCATAACAGGCTCGATAGGAATGTCGATCAACCCCAAACGATTTGCGATCTCGGCCCCTGCGAAAGCTGCTGCGAAGCAAGCGGAGTAGAAGCGCTCCTTGGACTCAGCACCAATCATTTCATCGTACTGTGCCTGTATCTCGCGTAGCCGCTCAATGACATCCTGCTTGTTGGGCACCACGTATCGCATGAACTCCTCACCCGCATGGCCGTAATTGTGCGGCAAGGTGTACGCATAGATTTCATCCGCCTCTGCCTTTGTCAGTGATCGGTCTATCGGCACTGGGGCTTCAAAGATTCGATACATTTCACCTTCTACCTGCGCCTTATGCTGACGCAACGTATCGTGCAAGCTGTTGTTACCAGAGGTGAGGAAGATGGTTTCCCATGTCGTATTGTTTTCACGCTCCTCGTTGTCGCCGCTCTTCAAGCGGTTCTTGCCTCTACCTGCTGACAGATCGAAAGAGAACCGACTCGCCGCCTCCGGCAGCATGTTTGTGATTTCATCAATGGCGCACAGAATGTTGTGCAGAATGCCAGCCCTGTTGATCTTGGCGTTGGGCGTATCGTTTTCTGTCAGAAGGGCTCGCAGGGGATCACCCCAAACACTCAGCGCTACCTTCTGGATAGATGACTTACCAACACCCGATGCCGCATTGGTCAGGTGCACGATCATGCTGCCTTCACCAATGAACTTGTACAGAGGAGCACCGAAGCTGCAGAACAAACCGAACGCACGGGCTTCGTTGCCCGGCTTGGCATAGTAGTTGGCGATCTTCCGCCACTCGTCCAATGACCCACGCTTGGAATAGATATCAGCAATCTTCTCCAATGATGACTTGATCGGGCTGTACTTGAGGTCTCCGTTCTTATCAATCTCTCGTGACCCAATGACGAACACCGTATCGTTGTCCTGCCAACCGAACTGCGACCGTGCTTTGTCTGCGCTGTTTTCTTTCTGCAATCTCGAAACCCATGCTGCTATGTATTTCTTTAATAAGTCTAGCCTGCGACTGTGGTGCGCAGCGGTTATACCTTTGTCAGACAGAAGCGCTTGGAGCTTCTCAGTCTTGAACACATCCGACAAAGGAGCAGAGAACTCTAGCAATCCGTCGTGAGGCAAATGCCTTGCCATCAGTATCATTTCCTTGTTCCCGTCCCACATACGGCGCTTAACCCAGAAGTCGTGTTCGTAGACTAGGACTTCATCTGGGTCGTCATCATCGTCGTCGTTGTTATTAGAAGAGCCCTGCGCATCGGGTTTACCTCTTAAAGCAACGCCCCCTGCTTTCGGGCGCATCCAAGGGAACGGGTACTCATTAGGTAGCTCGACGGTGACGGTCTCACCTAACGTCTCGTGCTTTACTTCAATGATGTTGTCTTCCGGCGTAGCCTGTTCGATTACAGTACCCAGAACAAGAGGAGTACTGATCTTGCCTCTATGAATGCACTGGCCACAGAGCTGCGGATGTTCTAAGCCTTTCCATGTTTCGCACAGATAGGGACCAACGCGCTTGCTTGCCTTGTCGTACCATTCTTCAGGACCCGTACCGGGATACCCCCGAGAGACCATCTCAATACCGTCAATCTTATCGACGCAGAACCATGCGATAGAAAGCGCCGCGGTCCACATTGGTTCTTCAAGATTCTCACTGTTGGCAACGCAATAGGCGATCTGCGGACATCCTGCGCTTCGAGTAACCTTCTTCTTTATGAGACGGAATGCTTTGCTGCCATCAATCTGCTCATATTCTTCCTCGACTTCCTCTTCACGCTCAATCGTCTCAATGCTCTTTTTGTAGATACGGCTGAACTTGTACTTGTTGCTCTCCTTCAAGAGCTTTTCCATAACAGGATCAGAAGTCTGTGCTGTATAGGCACCACGAGGGATATAGCTGATCAGACCTGTAAAGGTCTCAAGGTCTATGGCGTCCACCGTATGGCGCAAGCGCACAGGGCGGTGCTTATGCACCCTCTTCTTATTGATCGTTCCCGGTACGCGAAGTATTCGGGCACCGTCTGCTGATACGACTGGATCAGCTTTGAGCTCGTGCTGTCGCACAAACTTCTTGAACGCGTCAGCGATAGGCTTCCACGTGTTGTATTCGACAGCCTCAGTTAGAGGCCAATAGGCGTGCACTCCATTGCCTGAATCAACAAGCGTAGGCAGAGGCAAGCGCGTCTCAGAACAAAATCTATTGAGGTCATTGATGGCCTCCTGCTTGGTTTCGTAACCACCATCTCCCTTACCACAGTCTAAGTCCACATAGAAAGCACGTAGCGTATGGATGTTTCGCACATCTTTTTTCTTAGAGGAGTCCTGATAGCTTGCGCAACCAAAGTAGACTTCTCTCCCGCTTTCGTCCATCTCCTGTATGAATTCATCTGCGTCTTCACTCCCCTGATCAAAATACTTGACGATGGCTGGAGCAGACTTGTCGTGCATGAGCCCAACAATGCAGAGGAGTCCATGTTGTGGGAGTACATTATTAAATAATTCTAGTCCTTTCATTTCCCCGCCTCGAACCGGAAAGGGAGGTCCTAAGACCTCCCTGTGTTACCCCAATGCTATCACTCGTCGTCAGCCCAATCGTTAAGCATTGAATCAACGTCTACCGGGTCTTTAGGCTCAGGTGCTTTTGACTTACTGGCACGCACTGTCGGCTCATCCACTTCAGGTTTGTCCTCTTCACGGAACAGCGGCTTCTCTGCTGCGGGTGGCGCCGGAGTCGGCTCCTGTGCTTTCTTAGCCATATCCATCTGTGCAGGATTGAAGGTAATCGCCGCTTCAGCTTCAGGGCTCGTGCCCTTGATAATAGCGACATTCTTCTCATCTTCGTTCAGGCGGCGTACCGCACGGAAGAACAGCTTGGGAGAGTCAGAGTCATCATCAAACGCCAGCTCAGTAACAACCTGAGTGATGCTGTAGTTGTACCCAGCCAACTGCTTAACGTAAGCGTCGAGCGGCATGTTACCGTTCTGCACCTTACCAAAGATGGAAGCAGCCGGGAGCTGAATCTGATAGACATCAGAGTTCTCCACATCATTAGCCAGAATTACGGCAAGCCTACGAGAGAACTTACATGCGCGTGATCCATTGGTACCAGAACCTCCCCTATTCTTAGGACAGGCCTCACAAGTATTTCCTTGGGGCGCTGCAGACCGTGCATCAGGACGGACTCCGTCATTCGACCAGCAATCCGGCATTCCTACCGCGCTAGGGTCATAAGCCTTCGAATACCAGTGACGGCTCACAGCAGGAGCAGCGTTCACTACGACTACATCCAGAGTGCTTCCGGGTGCCTTGGCTGCTACGCTACCATTCACAACCATACTGAACTTCTTGCCACGGATCGAAATGCGCTTGTAGTTCGCACTGCCCAGAAGGCGTTTAGTAATTTCATCAAGCCCCTGCGGGTTAGCAAGGACAACATCTTTTTCATCCCTAAAAAGGGTAATTTCATTCGCCATAGTGATCACCTATCGTGCGGTTGGTCTTCTAACAGTTACCGTGTACTTGCTATCAATGCGAAGCCCCGGTGGGTACTCTTCTGGATGCGCATCCAGAAATTCTTTCATTGCGGAGTTGTTGATCCGCTTCCACAGCAGGTACGGTGCTTGATACTTGATGACCAAATTGTGCATCGCATCCCAATCTGAGGTGCTGTAGTCAGTAGTTACGGAGCGAATGATCGTTCCGTGGGCGGTTCGTATGCTCGACGCGTTTTGCTCTTCGCAGAGCAGAGTCAGCTCATTTGTGATCTCACGCATTCGAGTCTCGAACACTTCCTTCTTTTGCTCATAGATATCGTCCAGACGTTTTTTAGCGTCTCGTAATTTGATGAACTCATCTGCTAATTCATCTGCGGATTGTCTAGTTTCCATATATAACTCCGTTGTTAACGCATTCCCATCGCAACCTGCGACGTAAGGTTATTATATCAGTATTCATACAATCATATCAATCCTCCTAAGAATCCTTTATATAGTTCCAATAGACTGTTCTGCGCAAGTGTCCTAGTTTCGAGCGCTTTGTACAATTCCTTCTCTACCGGAGAAGAGCACAGGTGCACTACTAGACAGGGGTTTTTCTGTCCCGCTCGATGGACTCGGGCGTTCGCCTGCAGATAGGTTTCCGCGCTAGTCGTCGGGGAAAACCAGCATACCGTATTTGCGGCGGTTAGTGTAACACCATGAGCTGCGGCCTGTGGTTGAATGACAAGCACCCGAGGATCTTTGTTCTTCTGGAACTCATCGAAGATAGCAGTGCGCTTCTTGGCAGAAACCCCACCGTGGATGGCTTCGTTGCTGATCCCATGCTTGTTTAAGAACCCCTGCACCATCTCGATAGAATGCCGGAAATTACAGAATATGAGTGTCTTATGTGAGGACTGCTCCACTACATTCAATAGCTCGTCCAGTTTGGTCTTGCAGTCGAACTCCACCACCTCGCCAGTATCGGAATAGATTGCGCCCGATGCAATCTGCAGGAGCTTACCCATCTTGACTGCAGCATTGACGGCTGTGACTTCTTCCCCCGCCGCCTGAATCAACATCTCCTTGCGGAGCTTTTCATAGTACTTCTTCTGTTGAGGTGTCATCTCCAACTCGCGTGTCGTGATGAGCTGTTCTGGCAGGTCTAGGCAATCCTCGGTTCGGTAGCGAATGGCAGGCTGCATTACGTTGTACACAATATCCGTAGACTCAGGTCGAGGCACCCACTTGAAGGTGCTGATCTTGAACATGACCTTGTCTTTCCATGCTCCGGCAAACGAAGGCACTGCAGTTGGATTAACCAATCGAGCTTGTCCATAAGCATCTTCGGGACTTTGAGCAGCCGGTGTGCCTGTCAGGAGCCACAACCATGTCTTTGCAGTTATCAGCGAATTGATGGACTTCCACCGTCTAGTCTTCACATTCTTGAGCGCAGTGCTTTCGTCGCACACAATCAGATCAAACCCACCTTGCGCAATCTCATCACGTACCGTCTCGACACCATCGTAGTTAATGATGACGAACTCAGACTTGCTGTTGATCACTTGTATTCGAGCGTCCCTAGAGCCGTGAGCGATACCAACGCGCCGGTGCATAGCTGTCTTGAAAAGATCGTTTCTCCATGCACAGTCCATGATCGACAGAGGGCAGATGATCAGCACGCGGTTGATGGCCTTTTCTTTCAGCAGGTAATCCGCCGCCCAGACTACGGCGCTCGTCTTGCCAGTACCCATTGCGTTCAAACAGAATGCACGCTTGTGAAGCGTCAGGAAAGATGCAGTATCTCTCTGGTGATTGAAGGGTCTGTACATACCGGGCCAGTCATATTTTGCAAGGATAGGAGACAGCACCTTCTTGAACCCAAGGTTCTTCAGAATGTGTGCATTGCCTAACGTCCAGTGCACAGCGACTTCATATCCAGCGCCTCTATCGGTCTGGTACTCCTTCAGCACTTTAGACTTCTGGATGACTTCCGTGACCTTGTTCGGATTTTTTGTGCGCACTAACAGCGCATTGTCTGCAAGTATTTCCATGTTCTTCCCGTCATCGCCTTAAGGGAGGCGAAGAGCCCATTAAAGAATATCGTACAGTTCGTCTTCGTTTTCTAGTTCTTCCGTTAAATAGGTCAGAAGATCGGGCTTAATCACGCCCTCTGCATGTATCCATTTCTTAACCACTTGCCTGCACTGCTTTCGCTCTCGCTTGGCTACAGCAAACGTAAAGTTGATTAGCTGATCTATGTGTCGTTCTATCAGTTCCTCGGGAAACCCCGAGTTCTTTGACAGGTCACGCACTGCTTTGGGTGTTACCTTCATCGCTTCTTCTTTGGACTATCGTAGGTTGCTTTAGGCTTGTGGTTGCTGGTTCTAGCAAAGCTGCGGTTTTCGTGCTTAGAGGCTAGGAAGTATCCATCGCCATTGCTACCACCTTTTGACAGCGCTTTCTTGTGAGCAATGTCTTTTCCATCGCGGGCTACGCCATCTTTGTCCAGCTTGCGCCGGAGCGTCTGCCGCGCCAATTTAGCTTTCAGCACCTTGGGGTTCTTTTCCTGCCGTGCCTTTTCGTTCTGCCAATCTTGTTTGTAGTCTCTAGCCATTACCTGTTCGCTCCGTTATGGGGGCACGAGAGAACCCCGCACCATTTTCTGCATAGGCCATTAGGCTTCTCATTGAATACGTTCGTGTAATAGGACGCTTCACGTAGCGCTAAAGTCTCATGCAGATCAGCAAAAATGTTTAGAGCATTTTCCCTTGTATATTCGGCTCTTACAAGGTCTTCAGCAACGGCAAACAGCAATGCGCCCTTAATTCTTTCTAGCTGTGGAAACTTCAGAAACAGCGCCGCTGACATGAGGGCAATCTGCTTCAGATCAGCGTACTTAGAGCTCTTGCTTGTCTTGTAGTCCAGTACATACCCCTTGGCGCCGTCAACGATCACGAGATCCGCAACACCTCTGAACCACACCCCTGCATCAAAGAAGTCACAAGCAACGAGCTTGCCATCCTCCTTCTTAACTCCCAGCTTCAACTCACAATGCTTATCGCCGGGTAGCTTATTCAGCGTCTCAAGTTTCCCCCGCATCCATTCAAACCGCGGATCTAGTGGCTTACCATCGCGAATGAACTCTTCACACGCTAGATGGAACTCTTTCCCATAAATGGTGGCCACATTGTCCGTGAAGGGCACTTCCTTGGTGATACGCTCAGCTTCGTACTTTCGAGGACAGGTATCGAACAACTTCAGTGAGCTATATGACCAAGCGGGGACTTTCATGTTTTGAGCTTTTCCATCTTAAATGAGAGGTTGTCTCCTATCCCACCTTCAGCGTCCAACGGCATATCAGGGAGCCACGTAGGCGCTTTGCGTAACTCAGTAATGATGAACCGACGAGCCTCTTCTGCTTCTTCTGTCGGTACCGCTATGTACAGTGCGTCGTGAATGGTCAGTGCTACTGGATATTTTTTGTGCACCCTTACCATCGCTTCACCCATGACGCACCTCGCTAGGGCCTGAATCACGTTTTGATAGCACTTGGCAGCGTGGATGCTGACCTTCCCTTTTCTCGTCTGGTATGCGTACTGTTTGCGCCCTAATTCGTCTTCGGAGACCCTTAACTCTGGATAGGTGAGGTACAACCCAGATGGGAGTTTTATACCATGTGTGCCCTCAACTTTCAATGTCAAAGGCCCCAGACCGATCTCTGCATACTCGTGGAACCTGATGGCATCCAGTGCTTTCCCTGCGTCGTACCAAGCTGCTTTTACTTGAGAGTACTCCTGCCTATATGTGGATACTATTTTTTCAGCGAGCTCTTCTCCGATGTCCTTACCGTACTTGGCATCTGCCTTGATAGCAGCGCGTAACTTTTTGGCGCCAGTGCCGTAAATAAGCGAAAGCTGAGATGTCTTGCCGATGAAGCGTTGCCCTTCATCCACCTCGTCGTAGGGCACATTAAAGATGGGAGCCACGAAGTCCTTGTATAGATCGAGCCCTTCGCCAAGCATCTTCAGCTTGTCATTCTGCCCTGCGAACGCTAGCCCTACGCGTAGTTCAATGTTGCTTAAGTCAGCACCTACGATGCTATAGCCAAGCGGGGGAACGATTGCCTTCTTCAGCTTTGACGCTCTCGGAAGGTTCTGCAGATTGATACCATCGATGGCTGACCAACGCCCTGTGATGGCACCGTAGTATTTGAGCGGGACAGGTAGTGCACCCCCTGCTTCGTGGATATCAATAAACTTCTCGGTACGTTTCTCTTCGAGCGTTGACTTGACACCTAATCTCGCCGCAATGACGGCCTGCACTCGCTCGTCCTCATGCTCAAGCAGAGCCTTGAACGCTTCATCACTCTTAGCGAATGCGAATGTTTCCTTGCCTGTACGTAGGCTGATCTTTCTGGGGACCTCTACACCAAACTGCTCAAGCACTTCTGCGAGCTTCTGGTTACTCATCAGGTTTTCTTTGTCGAGTCCGCATTCAGCCAAGAGTTTTTCCTTGTTCTCCCGCACCTGAACCAAGTGCTCTTCGAGCATCTGTCGATCAAGCATGAAGTGAGGGTCGGCGTGCATTTTGATCGTCATGTCGATCAGGGCAATCTCGATCTTGTTGAACCGATGCGCCAGCTTCTTGAACAGCGCGTACGTTAGCTCTACGTCGTTCCTGCAGTACTCTCCATACCGGGCCAGTTCATCTTCTGCGAAGTCGATGCGGCGTTTACCCATAGCATGAATGACTTCCTCACCCTTTACTCCCAACTCATATCGCTCAGCCAGCGCCTTGAGCGAGCCCCCTGCATCCATACCGAGCACCGCACGGGCCATCGACAATGTGTCGAGAATAACTTTGGGATAGATTCCGAAACGCCATGCGAGGATAGTCGCATCGAACAGCGCATTGTGCGCCAGCAAAAATGAGTTACGCCAATCGAAAGAATGAAGCCAGTTCCTAATCTCCTCATGCGTGCCAGAGAGCCAGACCGTCTCTTCGTCATTCTTCTTTACAGCAACGCCAATCGTCTCAAAACGCGTATCGTCTACGTAGCGCTGAGTGGTCGTATCTCTCTTAGACAAAGAGTACTCTTTGTCATAAAAGGTCTCAAAGTCTAGTGTGTAAAGGTCCATTCTTCTAATACTCTTTTTAGACTGTCTAAATTATTTTCATTAACGACCATCACGAAGCCACCAGATCCTTCTATCTTTTCCATCTCTCGGTCTTGAAGGGCTGTCGTCTTTCCTTTCCCGGCCTTCGCTTCGATAGCTATAAACCGCCCATTCAGACAACCAACGAAATCTGGAATCCCAGCTCTCCCGTATCCATTTGCAGGTGGCATGAAGTAGTAGCATTTGAGTTCCTCTAGTATCTGTTTGATCTGCTTTTTGGTCTTTGCCTCGGGGGTCATTCCTCTTTCTCCAGATCCTCCAACGCAGCGATGGCCATGTTGAGCCCTAGCACCTGCCCGTCCAGAAAGAAGTCACCCTTTCCAGTCTCCATGATTTTCTTATCCGCCAAGATGTTCAGACCGTCTTTGATAGTGACCAGCTCTTTAATGCAAATTTCCAGTGTATGTTCATCCATTGCTCAACTCCTCCACAACTTTCTGAATTACCGGACCCCACTCCCTGTCCTCTCCTTGTCTGAAGATCCTTATCGACGGATACCAAGGCGTCCTATCACCTTCCAAACCCCACCGCCAGTCACAGGCATAAGGAAGCAGGAGGATTGTAGGGATTCCCTCAGCACCTGCAAGGTGCGCAGTCATAGTGTCTACTGTGATGACGAGATCAAGCTCCACGATGCGCTGAGCCATAGCGTATACATCTGTGAATTCAGGTTTCTCCATCCCTGACAAAGCGAAGGCTTCTACGTCTGTATGTCTGACATCCTTCTGCATAAGGTAAAAGTTTTTATCTAACGCAAACAAAGGCTCGAAAGCCGCGAGGGGTATGGATCTGTGATGATCATCAGGGTGCAGGGGGTTACCCGAACAAGCGAGTCCGATACGCTTGGGGTTATCTACATCAGGAGAACTCCACCCACCCATAGTAGGGATCGTTCCCATTTTCGTGCCGAAAATATACGGCAGGGAGCCTGCATGGACCATATAGTCATGCTCTACGATAGTGCCCCGCTTCTCCGTTATCATTTCCAACCCGCAGTCAAAGTACGATAGTAATGGTTCATCGCATTCCCACACCGCATACCCTGCACCAAGACCGCACAACATATCCGCATACCGCGCGAAGAAGATCTGATCCCCGAGCCCCCCTTCAGCCTTAACGAGCAGGGTCTTTCCTCTGAGAGACTGAGCGCCATCCCATGTGTCTGGCTCAGTGAGGCGTTGTTGATAGTCAAACCAATCAACCCGGTCATACTTACCACTTGCAAGTGCGGCGTGAGCTGCCGCAGTCTCACACTCTCTGTTAAATTCCGGGGTGTTATTAGGGTGCAGGGCCCCACGGAAACAGTTTTTGGCCTTATACAATTCATGCTGTGCGTAGTAGCACGAGCCTAATAGGGCGTGGGCTTCCGGGTATTTTTTAACATGAACAGGGAACTCTATCCCTTCCTCCGATGGTTCACCCATGCGTATGCTAATGGCCGCGCATAGTGCACTCTTAGCCTCGTAAAACTTATCTTGATGGAACCTGCACTTCCCGAGGTTGTACCAGAGTTCAGAACTCTGATCGTCATGGTCAAGGGCTTGCTCCATCTTCTCCTCAGCTTCCTCCCAACGATGTTGGGTCATCAGCTCCAATCCTTCTTCGCACAACCGTGCGGCCTCGTTACTCATTCTTCTTCCTCCCAGAAGTCTTCGATATCAATGGCGTGCTTCTCGGCTATCTCTCGTAGGGTGTCTTTGCTGTACCCGATGAACGCGTCATACAAGTACTCACTCGTCAACTCCCTCAGTTCTTCGTGCGTTTTACCTCGTATTTCGTTTTCTGCGAGGACTTCGCAGAGATCCTGTTTACTCATTCTTCTTCCTCCCATTCGATGCGGATGCAGGCTACTCTATCTTTTGTTGCCATACGATCTGCGTGTTCTTTATTAAAATGAAATTCGGTTTTCGCTGTAATGTGCCACGCATACTTATCTGGATAAACATTCACCCACCCCTCTTTCTTCACGCGCTTGGGTTTGATGCGAAAATTTATACCTGTATCCCATGCCGGATGAGAGGGCACTGAAATCCATGCTCCCGGTAGCGTTTCACATTCAACCTCCTCACCCGCCGCCCACGCGACGATCACATCGTAGTGTTTGTGTTTAGTTCCCATCTTCAGTCTCCACAGTCACAGTACGTTTTACCTTTACGATCTTGCCTGTGCTCAGCTCTCTGGTGTAATGACTACCAGTCCATGTTGCGTCGGTAGGATGCTGCAAAAATTCCGCACGGCTTTTATGCGTAAACCTCACAGTCTTCGCCGTAGGGTCCATCCATCCGTAATTCGTTTCCCGTCCATCAGCATAGGTTTCACCCCATGCCAGTCCGTCTTTCATAATCATCACGCCTTCTTCAGTGTGTTCGTATTTCATTTTGCCTCCCGTTCAGCTAGATAAAGTTCGTACTCCCCAACTGGCAAGTCTTTCATCAGTGGTTTGAACCAGAATTCCTTGTCGTCGCCCCAATTGTGTACGGCCATAAGAGCCGCGGGTTCTTCGTTCATAGGCTCTGGTTCTGGTTCCGGTTCCGGTTCTTCGCACTTCGTAATGCCGTGCATTCTCTCTGCATACGCTACGCCCTCAGCGAAGGTGCCTCCTCTTGAGTAGTGCCCCACAGGAAGCGGTAGGTTATCCAACCCGTGAAAAATTTCTTTATTGGTCAGCGGCCCGCGTGCCATTTCTCTTCTCCTGTATACGTTTCCTCTGCTCTTTGCTGAGCTTCGGTAGTTCTGCCCACGCTACGATCCCGAGCTCGGGATGGTAATCTCCAATCACCCCTGTCCCATACTCGCTAACCATATAAATCTTGCAGGCCATCGGGGGCTTCTCGTCCATGACGAGCTTCAGCTTGGGCTCATCGGCTGTCAGTACGGGTCTCTCGTACACTCGATACCTCCTCACCATAAATCTTAATCAGATCATTGCGCAGTTCATGGGCTTCACGTTCTGTCATACCGACCCTTCGCGCTACTTCTAGCGACCTGTTGATACGTTCCATATCTTCGTGCGATACGCGCAACCTGCGGGGTTTTACTTCGCTCATTCTTCCTCCAACGCTTTCAGCGCGGCTCGGGCTTTGTTTAAAACCTCTTGAAAAGTTCCTCCTACAGAGGGTTCAAAAGCAATAGCCTTCCAATAGACCCTGTTCAATTCGGTCATTTCTTCCAACGCCTCAACCAACCCATCCACTAGGTCTGCGCGGATGTATGGGGTATCTTCTTCATTTGCTCCTGCAATGATTCTTTTCTCGTACTCAAAGCTATACCAAATCTTCTTCGGTGCTTCGTTCATTTCCCCTCCTTCGCTTTACGAATCGTGTAATACAAACTCCGCTCTATCCCTGCCATGCGACAGGCATTGGATACCGTGACTCCCTGACTGATAAGGTCTTGGGCTTTAGCGTAGGGCGCGTCCCACTTGGGGTTCCATTTGCTAATGGTCGGGGGTAGGGTCGGTCCTATGTTCCTCATGCAGTAAGGTGACTTGAGCTTCAGCAGGTGTGCCCTCTGCCTTACCGAGCCGTTCGTCCGTTTATACCCCGCCAGTTGAAGTCTCAACACAGCACCGGGAAGCCCCTCCTTGGGATACCACTCCTTGATGATCTTGTCCTCCTCATGTTTGTATGCGTAGTTACCCATTGTCATCCCCTCCTATCCCGTGGTGCTTTTCTGCGAAACGGATGCCAGCGGCGAAAACTATCGCGTCACAACGATTAAACTTCTCCGATTGTGCTTCGGCTTTAATCTCCTCCTCCGTCATCGGCTTTCTTGATTGCGAAGGTCTGGTGTAGAGGGGGATATTGTTTTCGCCTATCATTGGTTCTGAATACATATAGCAAGTAACGTCTGTTCCTAATGCGTTCAGTTCATCTTGACTTGTCCACGCCACAGGATCAGCATATTTATTTTTCATCTGCCTTCCCCATCGCTTTCTTAAGTTGCCTCTTATTCATAGCGTTCAACCTATCTATCTGATCTATAAGTTCTCTCAAAAGTTTAAGCGTGTACCATCCCTCTAAATAAAATGACGCTACCTCTACAGTTTCAAATTCTTCGCCCCACGCCACAGGCTCCGCTTCTGGCTCGGCGGCGAGGAATTCTTCCTCCTCAGATCTATCAGCTTCCTCGTTTTTGATAAAAACCGTTTGATTTGCATCAGCTCCATCGGCCATTCTTGATGGCGAGGGTATGGACGGGACAGGCATATATGCTTTGATCCTAAGAAAGTCCTTGTAGTCGATCCCCGCTAGGTTGCAAGCTCTGGCAAGTTCACACATTGGCTTCGCTTCTGACTCGGCAGCGAGGAAAGCGCGGATGTCTTCTCTTAATTCCCTGCATTTTTTGCAAGTGCATTGCATAGTCTCAAGCGCCCGTCTCAGCAGTTCGGTTGCGGTAGTCATGCTTCCTCCGCAGGCTCATAGGTCGCCTCGAATATGTCGGGCTTGCATGGGTAGTGTTCGCCTTTAACTCCAGTGATGATCCAGTCTCCGGGGGTGACTTTCATGTTTCCTTCAAGGGTCTTGACGTAAAAATCCTTGGACCGATAAAGAATTCCGGGGCTTATTGCCGATGACGTTGTACCAAGTGAACGCTTTACAGCAGGATGATCGCCGTCTTTGAACCATTGCGTAGCCTCAATCACTACGGGCTTCTTTCTAAATTTCATTCCATCCCCCTGCCAATCTCAGCGGTTGCGTTACTCATGCTTCACCTCTGGCTTTGGCTAAGACTTTTGCAATCCTGTCTGCGTATTGCTTGTTGGTCTGCTCTTTCTCTGAATGACCCTTGGCTGCATGGTGTCCTTGGTAAAACCTGAACACGTTCATGGCCGCTTCAAGCTCGGCATACATCTCAGGCGCGGCGGCGATTAGGTGAGCTGTTTCTTTTTCAAAACCTCCGTCCCCACTTTCATCAACTGTGTCATTTCCTTCGGGGTCTGTAGCTATAACCCACCATCCAGCACATTCATATGGCTGTACGGCATACCACGGACCTTTTAGATTTGTCTTTCTCATTCCATCCCCCTACCAATCGCAGCCGCTGCACGGACAATGGTTCTACGAGTTGCTGCATAGGGATCGTCATCAAGTTTTTCTAACCAATAAGATCGCATCCCGTTTCGTATCCTTGAATTGACTTGGTTTTCTTCCGGCACAACCATGAAATAAATTTGCAACTTCACAGCAAGGCGCAGAGCCTGAGCATCATCCTTTAATGGATTCCACTGTTCTTTTAGTCTCCCATCTTCAACAATGAAAAAAGACTTGCTAGGCCCAAAATGGCCTAACTCAATCTCAATCCCCGCCGCTTTCGCCGCGAGTTCTAGGAGTTCTTTGTCGTTATTCATTGGTTTCCTCCATCGCTTTCAGCGCGGCTTCGATCTTCGGTTTCACGGCCTGTATAAAAATGCGCTGATTAGTCCAAACTTTTGCGAACTCCAACGCCTCAACCAACCCAAGGGCTGTATCCTCGCGAACATAAGCGATATCTTCTTCCGACTGTTTTTCGACATCCTCCCATTCCATGTGCCTAGACAACCAGATCTTCTTCGGTGCGTTCATATATCTTTCTCCCGTTCAGCGAGCATGGCATCTGCCATGAGGTATGATATTTTTGCGAACTCCTTTTCGTAGTCAGCAGAACCAAGCTCATTAACGAACCCCTGCATCGCCTTGGCTGCAAAGTAATCTCGAAGAGTCATGCCAGAAACGCAGACATGTTCCAAACTGCTAGCAACTATTGGAAACGCCGGGCCTCCATTGTTCTTACTCATCACTCCGCCTGTTTTCTTAAGAGCATTAGCTGCCTCTTCCGCCCATGTATCAATTTTGTCTTCGATGTTCATCACGGTGTCCCCAAATAAAAGAGATCGTCAATCACGCTACGCAACTGCATCCCTGTCCATCGTTTCCACTCGTCCCTGTCCGATCCATCAAGGGCCACTTCGAGTCCTTCAAGGATTTGCTTCCTGTCGTTAGAACGATAACCACCATTCATTAGAAACTCGACTTCCTCCACAATGATCTGAATGTCCTCATCCCTGAACGGACGACCTTTTAGTTTATTCCCGTTCATCTTCTACCTCTATCAGGTCATCCCACCTCATAATGTGTAGGCAGGCCATGCACTTAACAGCATCTGTGGATGCTGTATCCTCGTCGTACATATCAATCAGTCCGTAACTATTACCCTCTTCATCAGATAGATAACTGATTTGCCTCTGCGCGAACACCATGAACCGCCGGGCTTTTGCTTTGCATTCAGGGCATACCTTCATCCTATTTCCCCTTGTAAACGTATTCCAAACACTTAGCGCCCAGTCCATCCGGGCGGGTCATGGTGCACTCCCAATGCTTGGCGTCGAGGGTTACAGAGGGCGGGGCGGTTACATATAGCAAAAGACCTACACCCCCGCTGAACATCAGCGCCCACAGCGCCCACGTATCACGAACAAACTCACCAAAACTAGCAATCTTCTTCATATCAATCTCCTAGCAACCTGCGAGGTAAGCCCACGCAACAAACATAAGGACAAGCATAGCCACCCATTCCGGCTCACTCATTAGGCAATCCTCCAGACGCCTACATCACCGTGGTTGATCTCACGAACTACGAACTTCTTGCTCTTAGCTGACGCATCCTTACTTCTTCTATACGCATGTACAGCAGCTCTGATGGAGCCGATCCCCTTGGGCGGAAGCTCCTCAACAGGAACGATGAAGCACTCTCCAACGTGCAGTTCAACTATGGGGTACTTACGCATACGATCAGCTCGTGTGCTAGCGGGAACAGGGATATCGGTATAGATTTTGATAGTCATATTCATCTCCTAATAAAAACTTAACAGTTGCTTAAGCAGGGGGGATTCGAACAGCACATGCTGTTGTCCCCTCGGTAGGGCTCGGGTGCATCGTAGATCGGTAGGACAGGAGGCAGTCGGTCTTCTCCCTGCATATCAATCACGGTGACCCCTCTCGGGCTGATAATGCTATAGCCAGTAGCATTACGTTCAATGACGGTAGTTCCGCCACCATTCAGGTTAGTGATCGTGTAGCCATTGCTCGTCGGCTCGACGTTGGTCATTCCATACGGACCCCAGACAATCGTTGAATAGCAAGGCAACGTGACCACCAGAAAATACAAAGACCAGAGTATTCGCTTCATGTCAGTTCAATCCTCATCGTGCATCTATCGGTTTCTCGATCAATCAAAGTTGCTGTGTAGCTCCCTCGATAGGGCTCAGTGACTTCCTTGTCTTTCTCTATTTGCTTATACCGGGCACAGTGTTCTCGTCCTGTGCATCCCTCACCTTGGCATCTTGTGTAATCGAAAGGCAGAAAAGCAAATGAGTGCGATCCCATCAGAACTCTCCGTATTCATCTTCCCCATACGTCCGACTCTCCCTGACAACCTCATCCTTGTCATTCACTAGGAGCACTCGGTTCGCAATCGGGCAAACATAAAAGTGGAGATCCCTGTATCGGTCAATGCGGTGCTCCTCTCCACACTTTTTGCACAATGCTGTCTCTTCAGTTATTTCGCTCAATGGAGTACTCCTGATTGGTTAATAGGTTTATTCACTTCATACATTTGCCTAAGCCAATGTAGATACATTAGGAACTCCCTGTCCGTGCTCTTCGCCCCACTGTCGGGGAGAATGTCATCCGTAAAGACATCAACGAGGAACTGCCCAACCATAGTCAACACCTCGTCTGCAGGTATACCAATGAACAGCTCATTCAGTGCGTCATACATCTGTTGATCCTCTGTGCTCGACTCTTCTTCGGTCATAGCAATCCTCGTCTGTCTAGGTAGAACACACTGCTGTTGTAACGGTAGCCCACGTTCTTAACCTCTTCCCCTGACTCAACTAGAAGTAGCAGGGATACGCTCTCCTCCATCCATAGAGGCAGTTTGCGTACAAAGTTCGTAGTCGCATCGCACATATCGTAGATTGAATACTCATTATCGAAGCGTTCAATCCGTATACGTGGCCCTAGCTCTAACTGCATGATGGCCTCCTTGGGGTACTCTTCATGTACCACCTTCTCTAAATGGTCTACACCGTATCCATTGTAGTAGCACACCTCATGGAGCATGTGATACGGATACGCCCACTTAGATCTTTTGGAAGCCTTCACGCATCAATCTCAAGGTAAACAGACGAACCTACCGGAGCCGTGATATCTCGCTCAGTAATGGCCCACAACGTCGGAACAGAAAGCGACGATGGCCACGGTGTGTATCCATCCGTAAGGACAACAACAGCCTCGGGTTTGATGTTCCGTTCTTCAATGAACGAGAAGATCTGGCGCATATCCGTACCGCCACCACCCTTGAATGAACGCTTGCACATCAAGGAGCCGAAGTTCTCTCGGTCATAAACTTGATGTTCTTGCACTTTAGCATCCACTTCAATCAGGTGCAATGCCTCCGGCGTAACACTTTCGCAAATGCCGATGATCTCGGAGAGGAATGAAGCTAGTTGTCTATCCTGAATAGATCCTGACGTATCTACAGCCACAAGCAGAGGCCCCATAGACTCAGAGATTGTTGATGGCATGTAAATGTCCTGCGCAAGCCAACGTCGGCTAGGTCTACGCCATGTTGAGTCATCCTTACCCGTGCTCACTGCAGACATGAACTCACGCAACTGCTCACGCCAGTCCACCTTGGGCTTCATCAAATCATCGAATGAGCGATGCTGATCACCTGCCATCTTCCCTGCAAGAAGCGCACCCTGTCGTACAGCTTGCTCGATCTCCTTACTCAGAACCTCCTGCTCTTCAGCACTCAGATCACTGAAGTCATGGATATCAAACCCTTCAGCGCCCTCACCGTTCTCGCCACCTTGGTCCTGACCCTTACCGCCTTCCTTGAGCTTATCGAAGACCTCTTGCGTGCTCATACCGCGAAACTTCTCATCAACAAGCGCTATCTTAGGAAGCTCGATGAAGTCGGGGTATTTTTTAGACATGTCTAAAATTTCAAGGTTGATCACATAGTCTGCAGAGATATTGGCAAGGCGAGCGTTCTCCTTCCACAGATGTTTCCAGAGCCAGTGATGCTGATAGACCTTGTGCAGATTCTCATGCAGGATCACAGCGTTTAGCTCCTTGTCCTCCAACCCTTCAACGAACGCCTTACCGTAGGTCACATCACGCCCATTGGTGTAAGCCGTAGGGCACTCCTCAGTCACATCAGTCCTACCAACCATCAGAATAGATGAGAAGGCTACCGTAGCTTTGTGCGCCATCATTCGAACATGAGCACGCTGTACGCGTTGCTCTGATGTCAGCTTGTTCATCGTCATTCTCCTTGTATCGCTATGAATTGTTGTGGTGAGAGGAACGTATCTCCTTGTGAGGTACGCACGGATTGTTCCCAGTCTGTTATTTGCTTGGGTGTAAGCCCGGTACAGTCATACTCAGGGAAGGAAGTCACGGTCACATCAGGAGTTTTGTAGTCCATGATGTACTTGATGTTTGGTTCATCCTGCCTATACGCATCACCGATACCTATCCCATACTGAGCGAGAATCGCCTGTACCTTATGTGCTTGTTCAAGGGGCAGGACGACATTCCCACCCCAACTCAGGCTAAGCCTGCCGTAGACTTCCTTCTTCATACATCACCTCACTGGAACAAGAAGCTGTTCGACGAAGCCCATGACACGAATTCCCTATTGGTTGCCGCGAGTGCTCGCTTGTCACCCCGCATGATGGTCCGAGCAAACAGCGCTTGAGTCTCCTTGGTCATACGTCCACAGAAGAGCATCCAGTCTGCGAAGGTTTCGCGCTCGATTCTCATGCAAGCCTTGGCTACCAACATACAAGCTGCAGCAGCAGACTTGGGTACCTTCACACCTTCGGGATCTTTCAGAATCTTT